GCCCCAACACGCTGTGGTTTACTTCCCTTGCTGGCCGAAATAGAATAATAAATCGGAACTGTCATTCCACTCTTCATCCGGCTTCGCATAATGTTCTCAATCGGCTGAGAAATCCACCTATCAATTCCAGTTGTTTCCACTCCAAGAACCATTGCCCGAAACATTTGAGATTGTGTAAACATGTTTTCCAGCAACTCATCTGGTTCCATCTTTGCAGCCACCACGTTACGAACAAAAATCTTCCGGCTTTGTCTGTGAATCCCGATAACCATTACGGCGGAGTCAGCACTTGAAAGCTTTACAGTTTTCGCAGGATCTACAATCACAACATTAGTTATTTCACGTTCCGGGATTTTTTCAGCTTGCTTCGTTCCATCTGTGAAAACCTGCAGCATCCCTCCGCCTTCAACATAGTACTTAAAAAACTCTGGCCTGAAAACCGCATCTTCTTTAGAAATAGGCAAGTTCCGAAACTCACGATAAAATACATCTAACATCCCCTGTTCTTTATGATTCGCATGTTCCTGTTTTATTTCCTCGGTTGAAATAAACCCAGGGGCATTTGAATTCAACTCATCATCACAAAGCTCCAGTCGAACAGAATTCCAATCACTTGCATCCAGAAGGTTCTGAAGTAATGCATCTTCATGTTTCAGCGTATCAATGTAGATAATTCGCCAGTTTTTATCTACACGTGAAACAGCTTTCATATGGTCAGCAAAGAATTTAACCTTAAGCTTAAGTCTTAATTCTTCGTTCAAAACCTCTTCTGAATCTTCAAAATCGTCAAATATGAAGAAATCAGGCCTAGAGTTTTTATACAAGATTCCACGAATTTGCTGATTCGCACCACGCGGGTAAACAAGTGTTCCATGAGAAGTATCATCAAAACGAGCTACCCAACTTTTCTTAGAAAAACTATTATCCGTGGCCTCACCACTTGTTGTCTTAACACTTCCAAAAAGCTGTTGAATCAATAAGTTACTTGCCAATTCAATCTTAAGATTCTCAGTTTGCAACAGTGAACTGTCAAAGCTTTTACTAACGTAAGGTAAAAACCTAGAATCCTCAAACACAATTTTCTTTGCTGCCAGAGCCAACCCGACAATTGAAGTTTTTCCAATTCCACGAGGAGCAGCAATAGCAACCTTTTGCCCACCGTTGTCTATGATGTCAAAAATCTGATCATGTAACGGACTGAAGGCAGAGAAGAATCTTTCAGGAAAAAACACCCTAGCAAAAACTTTAGTTGACTTGTAACTTTCAACTAAAATATCCTGAAGTTCCGAGTCCTTCACAGACATTGCCAGTGCTTCTCCAGCGTTTAAATCCACGTTATTTCCTTTTGCTTATGCAATTAAATTGCATAAGGGTTAGTTAAGGTGCTATTAAAATCTCATCTGTCAATGTTGCAAACGCTTCACCAAAAATCCTAACAGCCTGATAAATCATATCTGAATAAGATATTCCAGCACCGTCTTCTTTACAACATGACTGAAGAAGTTCATCTACATAAACTCTTTCACTAAGAGGCAAAAGTCCCATACTGATCAACTGATATCCAGCATCATGACCACAGCTTCCCCTTAAAACTTCTTTTGAATCTGGAATTACATTCGCCCCATTCCAGGCATATCCGTGTTTAGCAGTCAGAATACCAATCAAGGTCAAGCGAATAAAAGGAGTATCAATTGAGTAACCGATTATCTTGGTTTTAAAAACCTCGTCTTCAACCAGTTGGTATTTATATCCCCTTTTATACTTCATTTTCTTTCTTTCATCCCTGCAGTTACTATTCCAAGAATAAATGTGCCAATAAAGAAGGCTGCTTGCACCCTGTCATCCGGAATACCTACACCAATTAAGGCACTTAAAGCAGTTGCAAGCCCAGTCCAAGTAGACTTCTCCTTAAATCTTTCAATCAAATATTCTTTCATCTCTTATACCCTCCTGGAACAAGCTCGTAATGGTTTCCATCGCCATATCTTCCACCCCACCTGCACTTCGGGTCAAGACTTTCCCAGTAAACTCCAATTTCTGTGTGGTCTTCTGTTTTCTTAAGATACTCATCTTCTAAGGTTTCTTCATTTACCTTAAAGAGATTCAGATCAATGGCAAGTCTTTCATAATGCAAAGAGTTCTTTTTATGCCCGCTAGTCGCCCACAGGTCTCCACCTGACATGGTGTAGCCCAACCCATAAGCATATTGGATTAACCTTGAAACACAAATTATAAACTTTGCCTGATCTTTCATCCTGTCACCTTTATCATTGTTAAGATTATTCCAATCATTACTGTTGACATAAGTCCTAACACAACCCACTGTTGATGTACAGCATTCCTCATAACAGTCCACTGAACATTAATAGCATCCTTAATGTTGTCCCTTGGACAAGAAGCTTGCCAATGCTTAACTTCAGAAATAACTCCTTCAGGCCCGAAAGCTGAATCATACTTACTCCACAACGTGTTTACTTGAGTAGTTATGTTAGTGATTCTTTCCTCTTGGACAGCTATCAAACCAATAGCAGCTTCAATTCTATCCATTCGTTCTTCCACTTTCTTTTCCATCTTTTCAAGCTTATTTATAATTGTGAATTCATTTTCAGGCATTCAATTTTATCCTTATTTAAAAACATCATATACAATAAAAGAAGTCGTTTCTCCTCTACCTTCCCACGCAGGCATAGTTACAGCAGCTTGAACTTTGTAAGATCCTTTCATATCAAGATCTCCATCAACAGTAATATGACTAATAAAATTGTCATCTACTATTGTTCCTGTCCAGGTCTCTGTAGACCCATCAGGTTTTAAAACCTCGATATTTGTTTCTGTTGCAGTAGAAATATCACTACCACAGTCAAGACGAATGTCTGTTCCAATATCACCTACATAAATCTTGCTCATAGTTACGTTTCCTCTAAATCTATTTGAGAGGTTAAAAGTATTTGCTTAGTCAAGTGACTTAGCTTATTACTTCCAAGAACCAGTCCAGAATCTCCCAGAAAGTTTGTTTCAAAAGTAGAACTTGAAACAGTCAAGTTCAGAACTAAACCTGAACTACAACTAACCAGCAGAATTATTTCAGAAACTAACAGAACTAATTCCATATCTTACTCCATAAAGTAATTGCTCTGCAAATTCCAGAAACAATCCTTAAAACTTCTTTTTTAATTCCAGGAATAGTTATCCCATAACCTCTTGTAACAATAGTTTCCTGGACAAATCCTCTTGTAATCATACTCTTACCCTCGACATAACATTAGTCATAGTTGGATTACCTTCATCATCCAGCAAGTCAAACCTGGCAATTTCAGTGGCATTATCTTCCCCGTAAAAAATCATCTGATCATTTTGAATTAACCACTTTCCGCCCTCAATACTTTGAATAAACTCACTTGCATCCAGAATTAAACCAAGCTGAGTAGAGTTCGAGTCAATTTCTTCCCTGATTTGCTCAACAGTTGGAATACTTAACACTGGAGCATCACTCCAAACCTGGGCAGAAATAATTTCTGGAGTCAATTCAATAGTAGGTGAAGTTGCTCCAATCATGTTACCTATTGCCAAAGTAGACAGTGTTCCTGAAAAAGTAATCGTTGAAGTTCCACTAACACTACACAAAGCCCCTAACAAAGCACTTTGTGAGATTGTTAGCGAAGCAGCCCCATCAAGTCCAATAACAGCAAACATAAGAGCATCCGCAACTGAAATACTAAAAGTCGCTTCGCCTGCTCCAACCTGAGGTGTATCATCAAGAGGAAGAATATCTGCATCAGCAAAAGTTATTGAAAAACTAGTTCCTCCAACAAGACTACCATCCGCCCCAGTTCCGATTTCAGCACTGGTTGAAACTGAAACTCCCAAAGTTCTCGAAGAAAGCATTCCAGGTTTTTGTGGCAGAATCCAAGCACTGGGTGCAAGGTTTCCAAGTGGAACACCAACCTTGTCATTAGTAATACCTTCGCCTGCTGTAAGGTTTCTCTGTGCTCCAGTTAAGTGCATGTTCCCGGGCGTGTGAGTAATGATAGGAAGTGCCCAGCCGCCATCACTAGCACTATACCCTTTATAAACCCCACAAAAACCAAGATATCCATTTTGAAGCAGGCCCATTAAATCCACCCTTTAAATCATTCACTCATGCAATTAAATTGCAACAGCAACCATTAATTTCTTATGCACCACCATAAGCATAGTCAAAGTCAATAAGAATAGCACCATTAACACTTGTAGCACCTGTTTGACTTATAAGATACTGAATGTTCGCACCGTCCTTGATTTGTCTTAAAGAAGGCAGTGAGTTAACAAAATCAACCTTGGTGTAAAGACCAGATGCTGGACAAGGTATAATCCAAAGAGGCTTACACAAGCCAATAATTACTGTCCCTGAAGCATGAGCCGATCCAGACCATACCAAGCTGACAATATCAGAAACACCTGTGTCTCCGGTTGCAAGGGCTAAAAATGGATTATACTTGTTTGCAACACCTGTTCCAGAATTCAGAATAGTCGACAGTGGATATGCAGCAGTTGAAGTAAATGTAGGAGTTGCTCCGGCATTTCCACCTGTGTCAAGATAGTTAATAACACATGTCGGAGCACCTGAGCCCATTGCTGTATCAGCTGCAACAAACATACGAAGCCCTTCGCCATTCGGATAGCGATCAACCTTGGCAGCAGTGTTACTTATAGCTGTCATAGTCACAGTCTTAGTTCCAGTTGTAGAAACATTCGTGGTTGTTAATGGTACAAATCCAACCAGGTCTATTGCCATAATAAACCACGGAGGACCAGCAGATGCATTAACACTAGCCCCAGCAGATAGAAAATGTTTTGTGGCCGGAGATACATCCCCACCGTGGTAAAGTGCCCCTTCAGCCCACGTATCATCAGTTGCAACAAATTCTAAATCTGTTCCAGTAAACACAGATGCAGCAGGCATTCCAGTATAAGGTGCCAGCATACTCCAAGTGTTTGCTATCTGTGCGATGGCTACAGATTTTTGACAAAACACTGTACCTGTTTTACCATTTGTAGTAATTTGATTTATCAGATCATCCTGTGACGTAAATCCCATTTTAGCTCCTTATTTCCATACTGTTTCTAATATTCCAGTTAACACGGTGTTAGCAAGTGATTCCGCACTTTGTCCAATTATTCCTAACGTTGCCCCATCTATTATGTGTGGAGCTTTTGCTTGATGAATAAGCATATTTAGTTGATCTGCGGCTCCCCATATATCACTATTATATTGCCTAACTGACTGAGACGTCAGAGAATGAAATAGAGGCATAACAATTACTAATGCCATCATTCCAGTAAATGGAACTGAGCACGTTACTGACTGAATAGAACTTACTCCTATGTCTCCTTCCTGCAAAGAAATAAATGGAAGAAGCCCATTACCTCCCTGAGAAGCACCAGCCATAACTGAAAGAATCTGTCCTTCACCTGTTGAGTATGCTTTAGTGTAAGAAGATTTACTAACCCTTCCACTTACCCCGCTTTGGTTAGTATAAGTTATTGTAAACTGTCCTTCAGTTGTTATTGAAGTTTGACAAACTGCTATAACCTGTCCATAGGAATATCTTGGTAACGTCAAGGTATTTTGAAGAATCTGTTCTTCTGGAAGCCCATCAACAAAAGGATAAAACATCAAGTAATCTGCTATTATCAATCTCTGCTTTATATTCACAGCAGATGTAGCGCCTAAATAAGCATTCATAGTAGTCAGTGATCTAACAAACTGCTTTGCTGGAGAAACACACGGAACATTAATACCATACAAGCTGTTTATAAGAGTACTCTTAAGTGGCTCATTTAAATATCTATTTTTAAATGGGCTTCCCTCAAAGTACATATAATCTGTGAATCCGCCTTGGTTAGTAATAGCTGTAGAAGGGACATTTTTACTAAACCCTGTAATCCAGGTCTGTCCATTTTCATCTGCTCCAGCAAATTCAGATACTGACTTAAAACCAGGCATATTAATCCGCTGAAATAGACAGCGCTCCTATTGCAAACTGTGGCTGAATTCCAGCACTTACAGCCAGCGAAGAGGTTAATGCCCCGCTAATCATCATTGCTACAGCACCAGAAGAGGTATCTACTACAGCAAAATGAGTTACTGTGCTGGAACTACTTGTACATGCCCCGAATTGAATTAGAGTAGCATTTGTAAAAGTTGCTCCTCCGTCAGTCCAATCACTGGCCTTAGTTAAAGCAACCCTAGCATAGCCTACATAAGTTGCTTCAGCTGCAAGACTAGCCGCTTCCCCTGGGTCTGCAGTGAACAATGCCAAATACTGTGTTGCCCCAGACCTATAAGCCGGATCAGTGCCAAGTAAAAGCATTTTCAAAACTGCATTTTCAGTTGTGTTTGAAAGACTCATTTTATTTCAGTCTCCTTTTATTCGTTATTTACTTCAGTCCAATTTTAAAATGTGCGTGTAAGTGGTGGTTCAATCCAGTGCTGGAATCCTGACTTACAACACCATTCAAGTAAACCATTTCGTTAAATGAAATGTGCTTTTCAATCAGCTGGAAAATTTTCGTGTGAATGATAATCTGGCTTTGCCCCTGGTCAAACATTCCACTTGCAGTGGTTTTACACTTCTTTGAAAGCCTTACAATTAACTGCCACAAAGCTTTCCAATGAATCTTACTTTCATCCAGAACCATTTCATACTGATCACCGTCAGACCAAATCTGCTCATGGCCTCCATACTGAGTTCCCTGGCCGGAATAAGTCGGATAGTCAATGTCCAGGCAGCGAAGGTCTACGTGTGAATCATTTTCAGGACATCTTCCTGTTAACGGACAAGCATTACCAAAGATGAATCTATGAGTTTCTGGATAGTCTCGGTAAATTGAAAATAGAACCTGCTCCAAAGTATTTAAAACCGGAACACTAAGCCAACAACAAGTGCTGTTTCCAGCAAACCTGAACAACTCTCTGTCCACCAACTTAACATGCGCAGTTCCAACAGGGTTCGCCACTGGCAGAAGCGGCTCTGGTTCTTTGACTTTCCCTGCCCCTGCCCCTGCCAGCTTACACATCCCAGTCCCGGGAATTAAAAAAGGACACTTCATTTTTTTTTAAACCCTTTCAGTTTTTGTGGCCTTTGGTCAGTTGGTCAGTTGGTCAGTTGGTCAATGGCCTTATCTTGGCCTAAAGGCCCTGTGGTTAATTCACATCTATTATGTCATCGTTACTTCTTGCCCTGTCCTTGATGTTAGCTATGTCGGCAGAAGTCAGGTGAACATTCACGCTTTCGCTTTGAACCCGTTGTGGAACTCCGAATCCGGCCCGCGCCAGCATCCCATTTGCTTCTTTGGCCCTCAAGCCGATGCTTGCATTTACACCGTCATTTTCCCCACGAATAATATCTTTTAACAAGTTCATGGCAACCGGAGCAATTTCAATAATCTCCTTAGCCAAGTCAACTGTGTCAGCATCCCGGGCTCCACGCATAATCGTGATTTGTTCCTGGGCCACAGGAGAGTTCCGGACGTTCGAAACTGTTTGGGTGGAGCAACCCAGCTTCGCTGCGATTTCAGTGTTTTTCAGCCCCAGAACCAAAAGCCGAACTATCTCATGGTGGAGCTCCCACATTTCAGAAACCACCCAATGCTTCGGGCCTTCACCTTCCGGCGCCCTGCGAAGATCACTCCCGCGGTTTGTTTCGTAATATTTTTCTTGTGCTAAAGCAGCTTGTGGCATTTTCAACTCCCTTGGAGTTTTAAGTGTTTGGCGT